GCGGCCCTGGCTGCGGAGGCGATCCGGCGCCTCAATCACGCGACGCTCGGCGTCCATGCCACTGAGGCCCTGCAAGAACCGGCCGACGCGGACGCGGTGCTCGTGGAACTGGACTCCCTCACGGAACGTCTCCCGCAACTGCTCGCCCAGCTCGGCGCATGGCTGGCCGCTGAATGCAGCGCGGGACGTCTCCGCGTCGCGTACGGTGCCTGGGCGCATTCCCCGTCCACGGAAGCGCTCGCGGTCTCCGCGATCCGCCAGTACCTCACCGAGGCGGCCGCGCGCACTGAGGCCCTGCGTGAGGTGCTGCATGATGCCCGGCAGATCACGGCGGCCCTCGCGGCCGCGGCCGGCGATGACGAGGAGGGGGCGTAGGTGCTCGGCCGTGACCACGCCCTCAGCGCCGCCCTCGCCTTCACAGCCCTCGCTCCCGTCCTGCACGTCACCGGCCCGGCCATAGCCGCCGGCGCGGTGTTCACGGCAGGCGCGGGCGTTCTCCCCGACATTGACGAGCACGGGAGCACGATCTCCCGGCAGGGTGGTTTCCTCACCGGGGCCCTGGCATGGATCGTGCACAGGGCCAGCGGCGGGCACCGGAAGCTCACCCACTCGCTCACCGGCATCGCCCTCTTCACGGCCGCCGCGTGGCTCGCCGCCCGCTTCGACGCCACCCCGGCCGCGCAGGCCGCGCTTGGCCTGTTCGTGGCCCTGCTGCTCGCCGCTGGGATGCATGCGCTGCGCCTCGGCGGCCACTACGGGGACGCGCTCGCTCTCGCCGGCGCGGCCGCGGTCGTGCACTGGCATGTGGGGCTCGCGCTGGTCCCGGTGTGCATCGCCATCGGCGCGGCCGCCCATATCGCCGGGGATGAGTGCACCCACGCCGGCTGCCCGCTCGGCTACCCGTTCAGTGGGCGCGAGTTCCATCTGCTGCCGCGCCGCCTCCAGATCACCACGGGCAAGGCCGCGGAGCACTGGATCGTCACCCCGCTCCTGCTGGCCGCGCTCGGCTACCTCGCCTGGCGGGACACCGGGATAAGCCAGATCGTGCACGCCCACCTCGCCGGGCATGTGGCCCGGTGAGAGGATGACGGAATGAACGAGGAAGCAACCGGCGGCAAGAACGCCCGCGAGCCAGAGCCGGCGGAAGTTGAGATGACAGTGCCTGTCCGGTACACCACCGGCTCGCCGTCATTGGACGTCGAGGTTGAGCAGGACTACGTTCCTGACGTTGACGAGGTGGTGCGGCGGCGTGCTCTCGCCGCCGCACGGGCATCCTTCCCGCCGGGCGCCGACCTTGAGATCCTCACGGTAATGGCGATCCCGGGGCCGGGTGACGAGCCGAACGCCGTGCGATACAAGTGCGTGGTGACAGTGGGTGAAGCGGCTGCCGGCTCTCCGGTGGCATCCGGTGGAAGCTGAGCCTGAGCGCGTCCCTGTTGGCACCGGTCTGCCCGTTCCGCCATATTGGCTCCCGTGACGGATGTGACCGCGTGCCCCGGAAGCTGCAACGCCCGCTGGCGGGAAGCCCGGGAAGCCTACGGGCAGGCCCTCGCCGCCTATGAACGGGACGGCATCCTCGATCCCGGCCAGTCCCGCCCGGAACCGCCCCTCATCCAGCCCGTCTACGGTGACCCGGCATGGTGCGGCCGGTGCGCCGCCCAGATCCGCGTGACCCTCGCCGAACTGGACGAGCTGGCCGCTCTCCTCGCCGCGACCGCTGACGGCCACCGGGCATCTTCCGACAGCGCCGAACGGGTGTCCAGCACCCCGGAAGCCATCTCCCCGTCCGGCGCGGCCGACGAGCTGAAAGACCTGATGGCGATGCTGTCCGGCTGGGAGGCCGCCTACCGGGAGCACATGCAATGGCCCGGGGCCGCGCGCCGCGGGTTCCTCGCGTCAGTGTCCACCTCGTGTATCGCGTGGCTCGTGCATCACCTCGACGGCATCCTGTCCTCTCCCATCGCCGCGGACTTCGGCGCCGAGGTGATGCAGTGGCACCGGGATTTCAGGCGGTCGGCGAAAGCGGGCGTGCGGAAACTGCGGAAGCCGATGCGCTGCCCCGGGTGCCGGTTGCTGACGCTCACCTGGGAGGAAGGTGACGACCGGGTGGAATGCGCCAACCCGGATTGTTACCGCGTCCTGTCGTATGCCGACTATGAGAACGAGGTGGCGGCACAGGCCGAGGCGATCACACCGGGCGGGCAGGGCAGCGAACCGCTCGCATCGTGAGTCCCGCGCGTCACGTTTGACCGGGGCGCTTGACACGTCATATTCTCTGCGTGGATCACTGTACCCACAGGCCCCCGGATTTCCGGGGGCTGTTTTTTTGTGCCCGCAGGGAGGTGACCGTGGACGGCCCTCTGCTCGACGTCAACGCTCTCCTCACCGCGAAGGAAGCGTCCGGGTACACGGGGCTGAAGGTCACCACCATCTGCAAGTGGCGTGAGCGCGGCCACCTGCCCGTGGCCACCGACGAGCACGGCGAAGAGATCCGCAACGCGAAGGGCCAGCGCCTCTACCGGCTGCTGGACATCGCCAAGGCCGAGCATGCGACCAGTGAGCGCGCGGAGAAGATGGCCCGGGGCCTTACCCGCCGCGCCTTTCCCGTCGCCGCCTGACGGATAGGGTCAGGCAGGCCATTCGGCCTCTCTCACCCTCGCCCGATCGGTTCCGCCATGCTGTTTCACGCTGCCCTCGTCGCGTTCATCTCCGTCCTGACCCTCCTCGGCTTCGGCGGCATCCTCGTCCTCACCGCGCACCTGACGAGACGCCCCTGAGCCGCGGGAGGCCCGGATGCGCGCGTCCCTCGCCTACCCGCTGCTGTGGATCGCCTGGATCGCCGCGTTCCTCGCGATCGAGCTGACCGCCCTGTGGTCCGGTCACCCGCAGTTCACGCTGTCGGACTACGTGTGGCGGCTTGAGCAGATCAACCGGGCCTGGACGTGCCTGCGGTTCTTCATCGCCGCGTTCTGCGTGTGGCTGTTCTTCCACATGGTGTTCCGGCTGTTCACCTAGCCCCCCGAACCTCATCCAGCGCGGCCCAGGCGGCTGCCAGCACGACGGGGAACCGCCCATGCCCAAGCCACTGAGCGCCCGCAAACGCGGCGCGGTACTGAAAGACATCAGGGCAGCGCGGGAGAACGGCACGTCAGCCGGCCAGATCGCCCGCGACCACGGGATAGCACGGTCCACCGTCACCAAACTCGCGGCCGACAACAACATCACGGATGCTTTCGAACGGTCGCAGACCGAAAAAGCCACGCGCGCGGCCGAAGCCGACTGCAAGGCCCTGCGCGCGCAGCTGAAGGTTGACCTGCTGCACGACGCGCAGCGGTTCCGCAAGCGCGCCTGGGAGAAGTATCAGGTCGTCGTCGGCACGCCCGAGGGCGCGGAGATCGTGACCCTGGACCTGCCGCCGCTGCCTGACGCCAGGGCCGCCTACACGGCGCTCGGCATCTCGGTGGACAAGAGCATCCGGCTTGAGCAGCACGACAGCGAGGACGGCGGCCTGAGCGCCGTGGACGCATGGCTGCGGGGGATGCTCGGCGAGGCCGGCGGCTAAGTGCCGCACATTGAGCCGCTCGCCGGGAAGGGCCTCGAATCGGTGCGGCTGGCGGATGCCCGGATCAACCTGTGGGAAGGGTCCGTCCGGTCCTCCAAGACGGTTTCCAGCCTGATCCGGTGGCTGAAGTTCGTCCGCGAAGCACCCCCCGGCAATCTCCTGATGACCGGGAAGACGGAGCGGACCCTCAAGCGGAACATCATTGACCCGCTGGTGGAATGGCTCGGCCCGGCCCGGTGCCGGCTCGTCGCCGGATCAGGCGAGCTGTGGCTGCTGAACCGCCGTGTCTACGTCGCCGGCGCGAACGACGAGCGGGCACAGGAGAAGATCCGCGGCCTCACCCTCATCGGCGCCTACGTCGATGAGGTGTCCACGGTCCCGGAGTCGTTCTGGTCGATGCTGCTGTCCCGGCTGAGCCTCGACGGGGCGAAGGTTTTCGGCACGAGCAACCCTGATTCCCCGGCCCATTTCCTGATGCGCGACTATCTGTCCCGCGCGTCGCTGTGGCTGGATCATCACGGCAAGCTGCTCCGGTCGGCCGCTGATGACCGCCTTGACCTGGCCCGGTTCAGTTTCCGGCTGGCCGACAATCCGCACCTGTCCGCCGCCTACATCAAGGCGCTGTCGGCGGAGTTCACCGGGCTGTGGCGGAAGCGGTTCATTGAGGGCCTGTGGGTCGCCGCTGAAGGCGCGATCTATGACATGTGGGATGAGGACCGGCATGTCATCGACATCCCGCCGCCGATCACGCAATGGCTGGCCGTCGCCGCCGACTACGGCACCACGAACCCGTTCCACGCCATCCTGCTCGGGGTCGGCGCGGAGAACGACGAGCACGGCATGCGGCGGGACTGCCTGTACGGCGTCAGTGAGTGGCGCTGGGACTCGCGGCAGAAACACCGTCAGCTCACCGACTTGGAGTATTCGCGGCACCTGCGTGAATGGCTGACCACCGTCCGGTTCCCCGGCACCCGCCTGCACGGCCCCATCCCGGAGTACCTGATCATCGACCCGTCGGCGGCGTCGTTCAAGGTGCAGGCATTCCAGGACGGGTGGAACGTCGCGGACGGCGACAACGCGGTGCTTGACGGGATCAGGCTCGTGTCGTCGCTGCTGTCGGCCGGGCGCCTGAAGTTCTCCCGGTCAGGGTGTCCCGCGGTGATCGGGGAGTTTCCGTCGTACAGCTGGGACGACAAGGCGGCACGGAAAGGTGAGGACAAGCCGGTCAAGATCAACGACCATGGGCTCGACGCGACCCGCTACGGATGCGCGACAAGCCGCAGCCTGTGGCACTCGCGGATACCGCTCGCGGCCTGACCAACCCGGTGCCGTACCAAAATAGCGCGCCTACAGCCTAACGCCCTGACCTGCGGCTCCCTTGATCGTTCTTACCGTCGCTCACCGGCCGGATAGTCTGGCCAACTTGAGGGTCTACCAAAATGAAGCCTCCGCTTATCGTCGCGGGTGAGCCCGAGTTTCACTGCTGGTGCGCCGTCTGCCAGCTACCCTCCCGCGTCCGTGTCCCGCTCCATCACCGCACCACGGCAGGCCCCGTCGTGAACGTGCTGGAGGTCTGCCCCGGCTGCGGAACCGGCCACGACCGGCCATCCGTCACCGTCACGGACGCGCCCCGCGAGCGCCGCGCCGGTCATCCGCTGGCCAGGCTGGTCCGCGCGCTGCATGGCCGGGTGTGCGCCCGGAAGGGCCTGCGCCCGCTCGCCTGTGCGTTCGGGGACTGCCAGTGGCCGGGGCTCTACCGGCTTGAGCACACGGTGCCGGGCGAGGACGGGACCTGGCGCTACGTGTTCTGCCGCAAGGCACATCGGCGAGCGTGGGCGGAAGCGAACAGGCTCAGGGTCAGCGGCTAGACGTCACGGCCGCAGTCCGCACTGTCGGCACACCTCTCCAGCCCGGCGGGCGCGCTCGTGGGCTTCCGTCTCCCGGTAGACCGACACCGCCTCGTATGCGGCATGGAAGGCGACCATGGTCGGGCTGGCTTTCCCCAGGAGTGTCCGGGGATTCTTCGCGGACGCGAGGATCTTCCGGACAGCTAGGGTCGCGGCACCCATGGCCACCTGCTCGGGAGTCTCATCTGTCACGGCTGATCTGCCTCCGGGAACACTCGTCAAGTACCCCGACAATGTTTCCGGGGTTAATCCACCGTCTCCCGGAGCCGGGGCCGCCCGCCACCAGCGCCACGGCCGGGCCGGGCCGCCACCCACGCCTCCCACTCGGGGCGGCGCTCATCCAGCCACCCCCGCTCAGGGTGACCGCCACGACCCGGCGTGATCTCAACATCCGGAACGGGCCAGTTGGGGTAGCGTTCCATCGCTTTGGCGAGCGTGACAGGGGACATGGACAGCCACGCCGCTACACCGGCGATACCAGCGCAGCGGAGAGGCGTACGGGCGGCGGTCATCAGGCTGCCTGCCGCATCGTACGGGTCATCTCGGAGAAGAACCGCTCACCGGCGCCTGTCGTCTCGACACCCGCGTCAACCATCTGGCCGAGCAGGGCGGCGAAGTTCCATGCGGACATCTCGTTGATCTCGCGGGCGAGGGTGCCGGAGATCCGGTAGCCCTGCACGTGCTTCTCATAGGCGAGCGCGGCGCCGAAGCCGGTACGCAGCGCGTTCTCGGTGCGCTCAACGAAGTAGCCGGGCATCGTCGCGGCGTACTGGATGGCCTCGATCATGTCGGCGTGCAGGTCGCAGCGAAGGTGGTTACGGTCGGTGCGGTAGCGGCGGGTCCGGGTGCCGAGGGAGAAGTACCGGCGGAGCGCTGCGGTGAGTTCCTGGCCTGCGGTGGTCGTGGCGGTCATTTCGTCTCCCCGGCTAGTTCGTCTGCCTACATGGACTAAGTTACTGCCTCCCCGAACACCCGTCAAGTACATGGACAAAGTTTCTACGGGAGTACAGCCTCCACCGATAACCGGGAGGTGGCCACCCGGTGAGCATGCCTTTTGCCGATGACAGGCTCCGCATGCTCATGCCCACCACCAACCGCCCCTGGCCCCCACCGGAAATGAACCCGGTGACCTACCAATGGCGGCAGTGGAGCGCCTGGTGGACCGGGGAACCAGACCTGCTCCAGTGGACGTACTACAACCTCGGCGCCAACAGCCCGGTCGGCCGCGCGTTCTTCGCCACCACGGGCGAGCCGGGCCTGCCGATCCCGAAACCGGGCCAGTTCCGCGGCGGCCTGCTCGGCAGCATCTCCTACACCTTCTGGGGGAGCCCGATCCCGCCGGGTGAGAAGCGCACGAAGATGCACGTCCCGCTCGCCTCCGACATCGCCTCCACCAGCGCGGATCTCCTGTTCTCCAAGCCCCCCGTCATCACCGCCGCGAACCAGGCCAACCAGGCAGCCCTCGATGACCTGATGGGCGACAACACCCACGCGAAACTCCTGGAAGCGGCGGAGACCGCCTCGGCGATGGGCGGCGTGTTCATCCGTGTCGTGTGGGACACGGACGTCTCCGATGAGCCGATGCTGGACGTGGTGCCGGCGGATGCGGCGGTGCCGCTGTTCTCCTGCGGGAAGCTGCTCGCGGTCACCTTCTGGCGGGTGATCTCCGATGACGGCGCGGAAGTGGTGCGGCATCTGGAGATGCACGCGCCGGGCCAGAACGCCATCTTCCATTCCGTCTACGTCGGTGACCAGACCGACCTTGGCCGCGTCTACCCGCTGACGGACTTCCCGGAAACAGCGTCGTTCGCGCAGTACCTGTCCGAGGGCAACGCGATCCGTTTCCCGGACATGCCGCTCGACGCGAGCACGGTCGTGTACGTGCCGAACATGCTGCCCAACAAGATCTGGCGGGATCTCGGGCCCGCGGTGGCGCCGATGGGCCGGTCCGATTACTCCGGTGTCGAGACGCTGATGGACGGCCTCGATGAGGTCTACAGCTCGTGGCAGCGGGACCTGCGGCTCGCGAAGGCACGCCTGATCGTCCCGCAGCAGTACCTCGACAACATCGGCCGCGGCAAGGGTGCCGTCTTCGACCCGGACCGGCAGGTCTACAGCCCGATCAGCATGATGACTGCCGGCGGCGGCGGGACGAACGACATCATGGCGAACCAGTTCGCGATCCGCTTCCAGGAGCATCAGGCCACCGCCGACAACTACATCAACCGCATCGTCCAGGGCGCCGGTTACTCGGGGCAGACGTTCGGCGAGTACGACAGCCAGGGCGCAGCGATGACCGCGACGGAGATCCGGGCCCGCGAACGGCACACGCTGATCACCCGGCAGAAGAAAGTCCTGTACTGGCGGCCGGCCGTGAGGGACATCCTGTACGGGTGGCTCGCGGTGAAGCGGTGCATTTTCAACGACGCCACGATCACCCCGGAACGCCCCGAGGCCGAGTTCCCCGACGTGGTGCTCCCGGACCAGCTGGAGCTAGCGCAGACCGCGGCGGCCCTGTCCGGCGCGGACGCGGCCAGCAAGGAAACCCTCGTGCGGCTCGTTCACCCGGACTGGTCCGATGAGGAAGTCCGCGACGAAGTGAAGATGATCTACGCGGAGACGGGCCTCGACCTGGCCGGGCACGCGAAGATCATGCTGTCGCCGCCGATGGGCAGCACCGAGACGCTCGGTGAGGAAGTTCAGGAGCTCGCCGACCCGTCCGAGGCGCCGGCCGCGGCGGATCTGCCGGAAACCGGTGACCCTCAGATCGGGTAGGAGGCGGCATGGCCGCGGGTAAAGGCAGGACGCAGACGATCAAGTCGGGTGGCAGGCCGCCGATCCGTTTCCAGAAGGGCGGCCTGCACGAGTCGGTTGGCGTGGCGCAGGGCAAGCCGATCCCGAAGGCGAAGATGGACGCCGCGGCGGCGGGGAAGTTCGGGCCGAAAGCGGCCAAGCAGGCCGCGTTTGCGAAGAATGTGCTGGCCAAGGGCCAGAAGACGGCGGCGAAGAACCGGCGCAAGAGCAAGTAACCCACGGAAGGTGTGATCATCATGGCTATCGGTGACAGCGGCTCGCATGTCCCGTCCAGCGCTCCCGGCCAGGACAACCACGACAATTCGGCCCGGGTCGGCAAGCACGTCACCGGTTCCGGCCCGATGCCGGGCACCGGCGCGTCGGCTGGCCCCAGCGACCAGGCTGACAGCAACAGCAGCAAGTGACCATGAGCCCGGGTGAGGCACTGCCGGAGCCGCCGGGCAAGACGGTGCCGTCGATGGCTCCCGGTGCGAGCCTGCGGGACATGTCCGGTGACCTGCAAAGGCAGCGGGACCATGCGGACGCCTGCGTGACCGCGCCCCCCTCGGGCGGGTTCCCGCAGACGGTGGGCGGCAACCCGGACCCGCCCGCGGACCGGCAGACATCCGATGAGGACGACACGGGTGTCACGACCACCTCGCCGGGCCCGTATGAGCAGGCCACGAAGTTCATTGGTGGCGGCGCGGTGACGGGAGGGTACTGATGCCTGTTCTCATCTCAGCGGCCTGGCGTCCCAGCCGGAAGGGGAAGTGATGGCGGCGAAGAGGGCAGCGTCACGGGTCAGCCGTGTCCCGAAGCCCAAGGGTGAATCCCGCGACCCGGGCGGCAAGAACTCCAAAGCTGACCTGAGCGAGCACACCCGGGCGAAACCCGGCCAGCCGGGCGGCCCCGGGCCGACAAAGCCCGGCGGGAACACCCCGTTCCCGGCGAAGGGCCCGGGCCAGTCGTCGGTGCCGATGCGCTCCGGGCGCGGTGTCCGGGATCTGTCCCTCGCCGCGACCGGCATGAGCCTCTTCGACCGGGTCGACGCGGGGAACCGGAAGCTCGGCAGGAGGAACCGCACCTCCTGATGGACGAGGACACCGGGACCGCCGGATGGGTGTGCTCGTTCTGTGCGCGCGGCCAGTGCCACCGATGCCAGGACCGGCGCTGCACCTGCTGTGCCGGGGACGGGGAAGACTGAAATGGATCAGGGAGACCCTGCCCGCGATGCCGTCCATGAGGCGATCCAGGCCCATGCGCCGCGCGGTCAGGATGCGGTCCTGACCGGCTGGTCGCTGGTCGCCGAGTGGATGGACCATGACGGTGAACGCTGGCTGTCGAAAGCCCACGCTGCGTCAACGCCAACCTGGTCGGCGAACGGCATGCACCATGAAGCGCTGTATGGCGACTGGCCCAGGGAAGGCGAGGACTGATGGGCAGCAGCGCCGCTGAGCGTTACGTGCATGGCTGCGGGAACTGCGGCACGCCCGACGTTAAAGCCCACTGCCCTTCGGTGACCTGCAGCTGGGTGAAGTGCCGGGACTGCGAAGCGGTCACAGGGATCGTGCTCGGCGTGATACGCGCCGTCGGCGGAGTGAGGATGAAAGAGTAATGGGCGGCTGCGACATTTCGGCGAAGATCCGCACCGCGGCGCTGACCGTGATCGAGGCCGGCTGCCTCGGGGAAGACTTCGGGTTCGACTGCACGCCGATGATCGCCCCGGGACCGGACGGCAAGCCGATGGCCGTCTACGTGCTGACGCTGACGAAACGGTCCCCGCTGCTCGGCCAGGGCCCGCTGCTGAACCTGTCCCAGATCAGCTCCCCGGACCCGTCCGTGGCTGATGTGGAGAAGGCGGTCACGGACGGGATGCGGGGGCTGAGGGAGTTGTCGTCCAAGCTGCTGTCGGGGCAGAACGGGCACGCGAAGCTCGCGCTCAGCTAGGCAGGTCGAAGCGCCGGTAAAGGCGGTCATCACTCCGTTTCACCGGCAGCCGTAAGGCTGAGCCCGGAGGCAGACAGGCGCTTGGACGGGGCCGCTACCTGTGACTGCACCACTGCCGAAGACCCCCGGCGACGCCCGCGAAGACCACGCCCAGGCCGTGGCCGACGCCGTAGCCGCCATCTACGGGCAGATCGAGCTCGTTCTCATCGCCACCCTCGCCGCGCTCGCCCGCAAAGTCGCTGCCGGGCACATGACCAGGGCGAACGCCGCACGCAAACTGCGGCAGGCCACCTACGCCACGTTCGCTGCCTCGGTGCGGAAGATCGGCAGAGCCCTCGGCGACGCGATGGCCGCGACCGATCAGGCTGCCCGGCAGGCGATCGGTGAGACAGTGCCGTCGGAACCGACAGCGGTCAGGGACATGCTGGCCTACACCCGGCAGCTCGCCCAGTCCCTCGACCAGGCTGCGGGCACGGCCGCAGCGGCGCTCCAAGACGCCCTGACCACGGTTACGGACGCCGCAGCGAAGGCTGCCGAGGCTACGCCCGCGGCGCCGCTCAGGGGCGTTCCCGGCGCCGCCGAGGGGCCGCGGAACATCTTCTCCCCGTACCGGGACGCGGTAGAGCGCGCCATCGCGGACACCCGCGGCGGGATGCCGCAGTCGTCGCTGTCGCTGTCCCGCATCCAGGCCGCACAGAAAGCCCTCGACGACCTCGCCGACCGGGGCGTCACGGGGTTCACCGACCGGGCCGGCCGGAACTGGGACCTGACCGCCTACGTGGAGATGGCCACGCGCACGGCGGTCAGCAACGCCTGGGACGACATGCAGGCCAAGGCGATGATCCGGTCCGGGCTGGACCTGATCCGCACCTACACGACCAGCACCGAAGGCTCCTGCCCGCTGTGCATCCCGTGGCTGGGCATGACGCTCTCGCTGACCGGGGCGACGGCTGGTTACCCGACGCTGGGCGAGGCCACGTCCGCCGGGTTCAGGCACCCTAACTGCCGGTGCTCGTGGATTCCCGTAGGCACGGGACCCGCGCCCGGGGCGGTCGGTCCCGTCTCCCCCGAGCAGGCCGCAGCCGCATACAAGGCCAGCCAGAAACAGCGGGCGCTTGAGCGGAACGTCCGCAAGGCCGGCCGGGCCGCGCACGCCGCGGTCACACCGCAGGCACGGTCAAAGGCACGCCGGAACCTCGCAGCAGCCAGGGCGGCGTCCGCTCAGCACCGGCAGGAAGCCGGCGTCGTCATGACGAAGGTCGGCGCGGCACGCCGGGAGCATCCGTTCCGGGCGCACTAGCCGACTTCCCACTCCTCAACAGCAAGGTCGCTGGCGGTAGACGTCCACTCCAGGTCGTCCGGCCACCCGTCAGCGTCGTCGGCAGCGCGGTACCGGGCGATCAGCGCGTAAGCCTTCAGGGCACTGTCGAACACGCCGAGGATCTTCCCGCATGAGCCGCAGTCATGGTCATTGACCAGGTAGACGATCACGTCCCCACCGTAGACCACCCCGCCTAGCGCGGGGTTTTTCATGCCCGGCCAGGCGCCAGGCTTTCGCGAGGCCCCAGGAGGGCAAGCAGCATGTCCGAGCACGACCAGCATCGAAGGATCATGCCCGGCGAGATCCTCGGCTACCGCAAGAACGGCCAGCCCATCCGCCTCATCGCGGGAGGGTCCGAGCCAGCCGTAGAACCGTCGGCCACGGGAGCGCCAGCGGAACCAGCTCCCAGCGCCGCGCCTGCTCCCGCGCCACCCGCACCGGCTGCGGGCAGCGAACCGTCACAGCCCACCGGGACCGGCCAGGAGCCCCCCGCCGCCGCTGTTGACGACCTGCCGTCATGGGCGCAGAAAGAGTTCCGCAAGCTCCGCGACGAGAACGCCGGGAACCGGGTCAAAGCCAAAGAGGCAGCCGACGCGGCCACCGCCGCTGTTGAGGCGATGCGCGCCGAGCAGGAAGCCCAGCGGCTGGCCATGGGCAAAGCTCTCGGCCTCGTCAGTGACGAGCCGCCCTCAGCGGAGGAACTGAGCAAGCAGCTCCAGACGTCGCAGGCCGAGTCGGCCGCCGAACGGGACCGCGCCCGGCAGGCCGCGGTGGAACTGGCCGTGTTCCGTGCCGCTGCGGCCATGCAGGCCGATGGGAACGCGCTGCTCGATTCCCGTTCGTTCACCGGCACGCTCGCCGCGCTTGACCCGGCGGCCGGTGATTTCGGTGAGCGTGTCGCCGCCGCGATCACCACGGCGCTGGACGCTCACCCGCAGTACAAGCTCACCCCTGCCGTCCCGGCCGGGCCGCAGCCTCCTGCGCCGCCGACGGTACCGAAGTCGGGCGCCGAGTTCACGGGTGCGCCGAGCACGCCGAGGCAGTGGACGCAGCAGGACGTGGACGCGGCGGCCCCGTCGCAGCTTGAGAAGGCCATCAACGATGGGCTCCTGATCAGTCTCGGGTTCGGTCCGCGGCGCGGTTCGCGCCGCTAGTTCACGCGCCAGGCGCGCTCTTTTCAGCACCACCAACGGCACGCACCACCGGGCGTGGTGGCCGGAGTAATCCCATCCGTTCACCCGTGTCCCAATACGGACAAACACCCTAGGTGGTGACAAGTGAGTGTTCTAGCGTTCAAACCGGAAATTTGGTCCAAGGTCATCCTGGCCGCCCTCCAGAAGAACCTCGTCTTCGGCGGCCCCGGAGTCGTCAACAACGACTACGAGGGCGAGATCAGCGGTCCCGGCAACGTCGTCCACATCACGCAGTTCGGTGACCCGGTGGTCACCTCGTACACGCCGAACAGCACACTGACTTACCAGACGCTGAACGACGCCGGCCTGGACATGAACATCGACCAGGCGTACTCGTTCAGCTTCTCCGTGGACGACGTGGACCGGCGGCAGGCCGCCGGGGACATGCAGTCCTACCTGGAAGAGCGCGCGAGTTACGTGCTGGCCAACACCGCCGACACGTACATCGCCGGTCTCTACACCGGGGTCGCGTCCGGTAACACTGTCGGCACCTCCAGTGTCCCGATCACGCCTGCCCTTTTCGCTTCCGCCACCCCGGCGGACTTCTACACCAAGGTCCTGCTCCCGCTGAAGGTGCAGCTGACCGAGGCGAACATTCCCATGCAGGGCCGGTATGTGATCGTGCCGCCGTGGGCCGAGGCGCTGCTTGAGCAGACCCAGGCGTTCATCGCGGTCACCGACATGCAGGGCCAGCCTTCCGAGGTGTTCACGACCGGGATGATCGGCAGGGCCGCCGGTTTCGACATTTACGTGTCGAACAACTCGATCAACTACTCGGGTGCGAACTGGATTTGCCAGGCCGGGCATCCGATGGCAATTACGTACGCAGAGCAGATAGTCCAGACAGAAGCGTTGAGGCTTCAGACGACTTTCGCGGACGGCGTACGTGGCCTGCATGTTTTCGGTTCCAAGCTCGTTCGGCCAGACGCTATCGCCGTCGCCTACGTCACCCGCCCGTCCGGAATCTGACCGGGAAAGGAGCTAAACCATGACAGCACGTTCCCTGGCCACGGTCACCGCGCTGACCAAGGACGGCGGCACCGCCGTAACGTGGAACACCCCGCATGCCGCGGGTGACTATGTGGCGGCCGGCACCCTGGCCACCACGAACCTGGCGAAGGTGTCCCTGGCCGTCCAGTGGGGCACCACGGCCGGCACGCTGACCGTCCGGGCGACCGGCAACGGCAACAACGTCGCCGGCACCGCGCAGACCTCCCCGTATCCGTCCAGCGCCGTGTTCACGCAGGGCTCCGTCGGTGACCTGACCTACACGTGGGGCACCACGGCGGGCACGGCGATCGTCGGGCCGTTCACCACCGACCGGTACGAGCAGGCGGACGGGAACCTGTACCTGGACTGGGCGTCCGTCGCCGGGCCGGTAACGTATGCCGTCTTGCAGCACCCGTTCAACCAGATCTGACCAGTACAGCGATGACCGGGAGGAGGTGAGCCGTGTCACGCATCCTTATCGGCCCGACAAACGCCCCGTTCGTGCCGTCGGGGTACGGGCAGCAGGTTGCGCAACTGGCGCCACGGCTCGCCTCCCTCGGCCATAACGTCGCCATCGCCGCGTTCTGCGGCCTGTCCGGGACACGGATCGAATGGAACGGTATCCGTGTCTACCCGGGCGGCATGAACACATGCGGCAACGATGTGCTCGCCGGGCACGCGAAGGACTGGAAAGCGGACCTGGTCCTGACCCTGATGGACGCCTGGGGCCTGCAGCCCGAGGTGATCCGCACGCTGCCGGTGGCGCACTGGATGCCCGTCGACTGCACGCGGCTGTCGGTGCGGGACGCGCACATCCTGCGGGAAGGCCGCGGGACCCCGGTCGCGATGAGCCAGTTCGGCCGGCAGGAACTTGGCCGCGCCGGGTTCACGCCGCTGTACGTGCCGCACGGGATCGACACGAAGGTATTCGCCCCGGCCGATAAGGGCGCCGCCCGGGACCGTCTCGGTATCCCGCGGGACGTGTTCGTGGCCGGGATCAACGCGTCGAACGCGGACCGGGACCGGAAAGCGTGGCCCGAGCAGCTCGCCGCGTTCGCGGTGTTCCATGCCTCCCACCCGGATTCGCTGCTGCTGGCGCACACGTCCCCGGCCGGTCCGGGCCTGGACCTGACGGCCCTGGTGCAGGTGCTCGGCATCCAGGACGCGGTCCGCTGGTCCGATAGCCACAAGTACGCGACGGGTGCTTACACCCCGGCGGACATGGCCCTGTGGTGCAATGCCTGCGACGCCGGATTGCAGGCGACCCGCGCGGAGGGGTTCGGGCTGCCGCTGATCGAGTTCCAGGCATGCGGCGTACCCGTGATTACGACCGACGCCTCGGCGATGACGGAACTGTGCGGCGCGGGCTGGCTGGTGGACGGGGAACCGTACTGGAACGACGGTCACCTGGCCTGGTGGTGCACCCCCCACGTCGGCGGCATCACCGCCGCGCTCGAGCAGGCATATGCCGGTGGCGCGGCGCTGGCCGGGAAGGCCCGCGCGTTCGCGCTCGCCTATGACGCCGATGCGCTGCTCCCGCAGTGGGAGACGGTCCTGGACGAGATCATGGCTGGCTGGGAGTAATGCCCTGGTCGGAGACGGCCCGCAGGCCGTGGATACTGTCCCAGCTCCGCACCCGCCGCGACCTGGCCACACTCCCGTCCGTAGTGGACGTGGGAGCCGGTGCGGGGACGGCGCGCAAGTTCTACGGCCCGCACCTGCCGGCCGCGTCGTGGACGGCGATCGAGATCTGGGAACCGTACGTGGCCCGGTTCGGCCTGGACCGCGCCTACGACCGGGTGATCACCGCCGACGCCCGCGGCCTGGACCCGCTCCCGGCCGCCGGCCTGTACCTGTTCGGTGACGTCATGGAGCACATGCCCATGGCGGACGCGGTGAAAGTGTGGGACCGGGCCCGTACCGTCTGCCCGCTCCTGGTCCTCACCCTGCCCGTGCACCCGTACCCGCAAGGCGAATGCGAAGGCAACCCGCACGAGGCGCACGTCGCCCAGTGGACCGTCGCCGGGGTGCTGGACCGGTTCGCCGGGATCGTCGCACACACCGGGCCCCCGGCCTCACCACCGGGCCTGACCGCGGGGGCGTTCATCGCGGAAGGCGACTGTGCCCAGGGTCTATGACACGTTCATGTTCACCGGCACACCCGTCGAGCTGGACATGCTGCAATGCCGCCTGACCGAGCTGGAGACGGCCCCGGTCCACCGGCATGTGATCGTCGAGGCGAGCATCACCCACCGCGGCGAACCGAAACGGCTGGTCTTCCCGGAGCACCGGGAACGGTTCGCGCGGTGGGCGGACCGGATCACCTACATCCCGGTCAGCGCCACCGGCCTGCCGTCGCCGCTGGACGCACCGGACCCGTGGGCCCGTGAGCATGCCCAGCGTGAGTACGCCCGGGAAGGCATCTTCGGTAACCGCCCCGATGATGTCGTGCTGCACGGGGACGTGGACGAGATCCCTGCCGCCGGCGCCGTCTGGCAGGTATCGCACGGGGTGCTGTCGCCTGTGGTGCTTGAGCAGGCCCACTACATGTACGCGGTGGACTGGCTGTACCCGGGGCGTGTCTGGCCCGGCACGATCGCCGCCGCGGTGCGGGACGTGGCCGGGTTCCAGGATCTCCGCGCGCAACGCTGGGAGTTGCCCCGCATGCCGTACGCGGGCTGGCACCTGTCCTGGATGGGCGGCGTCGAAGAGCAGCGCCGCAAGCTCGGCTTGCACTGCCACCTGGAGATGACCCGCGCCGAGTATCAGCGGATCGACTCCGGGGCCGCTTACCGGCTGGGCGCGCATCACGGCGGAGCGCAGATGATCCCCGTCGACGTCGACGGCACATGGCCGTGGTGGATCGCCCAGGGCAGGTGCCCCCCGTCATGGTTCCGGCCCCGGTGAAACCATCCATCGTGTTCACGGTCCACGACCGGCCCGCTTACCTTCGCCGCACGCTGGAGTCCTGGGAGCGGGTACGGGGGATCAGCGCCGCGCGGCTCGTGTTCCGCTGCGAACCCGGATGCCCCGGAGCGGTCGCCCTGTGCCGGTCGGTGGGCTTCGCGGAGGCCACGGTCACGGTCAACCCGCGCCGGTACGGTGTCCTCACCAGCCCGTGGCACGCCTTCGAGGACGGCTTCACGGCCGGCCGGTTCACGATCCTCGCCGAAGAGGACCTGATCGTCTCCACGGACGTCCTCGAATACTTCACCTGGTGCGACCAGCGGTACCGGGATGATCCGGGTGTGCTCGGGGTCACCACCCACCAGCATGACGCCCAGTCCGGCGGCCTCGCCGGTATCGCTCCCGCGTGCTGGACCGGGGATGACCCGCCGCACCTGTGGGTGTGGGCGACATGGCGGGACAGGTGGCGGCGGCTCCTGCGTGCTGACTGGGACCACACCTACGCTCATCGCGGCTGGGACTGGCGTATCCGCGACCACTGGGTGCTCGGCCAGGGCATGCGGGTCATGGCCCCGTCGATGGCCCGGTCCCAGCACATCGGCGAGCACGGCGGCGCGCACTGCATGCCGGGCCAGTTCGGGGCGCTGGAGTCCCGCTGTTTCGCGGGTGACGTTCCCCCGCAGGACTACCGGGAGGTGCCCGCACTGTGAGGATCTTCTACGACACCGAGTTCATCGAGGACGGCCGCACGATCGACCTGATCTCGATCGGCCTGGTAGCCGAGGACGGCCGCGAGTATTACGCGATCGCGTCGGATGCCCCGTGGGACCGGATCAGAAAGCACGACTGGCTCGTCCGCAACGTCGTGCCGCACCTGCCGGTCACGGGCAGGACCTCACTGGACGCCTACCTGAAGAATCACCCCAATCGCTTCCCCCGGCCGCCGCTGACTTTCGTCGGCCCCGACCTGGCGGACATCCGCGTGAAGCCGCATTGGGTGATCGCGAACGAGGTCCGCGAGTTCATCCTCGTCGCCCCGGACCCGCAGTTGTGGGCGTGGTATGCCGCCTACGATCACGTGGCGCTCTGCCAGTTGTGGGGCACCATGATGCAGCTGCCGGACGGCGTCCCGATGTGGACGAACGACCTCAAGCAGGAAGCGGAGCGCCTCGGGAACCCGAAGGTCCCGGAGCAGGCGGCCGGCGAGCACAACGCCCTAGCCGACGCCCGGCACAACCGCGCCATCGCTGAGTTCCTCGCCGAGAGGGAGGCCCAGAAGCTGCCGTGAGCAACCGGATCTGGTTCCTGGGCGAGAACGGCGCACTGCACGTCCACGACCTGCCGCTCCCCGAGGGCCTCCAGCATCGCCTTGACCGTGGTGACCTCGTGCGGGTCAGCGAGGACGGCACGCCATGGACGGAAACCGCCGATGATCCTGACGAGGTAGCGGACGTGCCGCCACCGGACGCTCCGCCGCTCCCGAGACGCACCGCGAACCGGCGGACATGGATCGACTTCGCTATCTCGCAGGGCATGGACCGGGAGCGGGCGAACAACCTGACCAGGGCTGAACTG